CCGTGGGCCGTACGAAGCGGCGATGGGGAAGGCGCTGCCGACTGAGCTGGAGGTTGATCACAAGCGGCCAATGCACCAGGGTGGCGACAGTGGGATGGCGAACCTCGCCCTCGTGCCCCGTAGTGAGAACCGGAGTAAAGGAGCGTCGAGGACACCCGCACCCTCGGGCTACCAGTTTGGTTTTATGAAACCACCGGCTCCGGCACAGGCCCAGATAGATCCGCTTGATCAGCAGCTTGCACTTGAGCTTCTCCGTAAGTACGGGTACGGGTGATGCCTCTCTACGACTTCAAGTGCGACGGGGAGTGCGGCTACTTCGAGGACATGTTCATTTCTCTGGCCGAGAAGGATGATGCTCGCTGTCCCGATTGTGGCGGTACGATTACTACCCGTATTGGTGCGGTGATGACAGTTGGTCCAATGCCCTCGAAGCCTCTGCGTATTGACCACATCGGACGGACGTTCACCTCGAACGCCGAGTTTCGGCAGTACCAGCGCGAGAATACTGACTGTGCCATTCTAAGTGCGGGCTCCACGGAATGGCGCAATCATGTGGACATGGCCAGAGAGAAAGCCGAGAAAACGGCCAAAAAGAAGGGTTATCGAGACCTGGCCCAGCAACACGAACACTCCCGGAAAAAGCTCAAGAAGCGACAGGGTGCGGTTGACAAGAAGATTTTTGTTTAGTACAGAAGACCCGAGGCGGGGTGCTGTGTGCCTTTGATGCAGGAATTGCTCGACAAACTTCAGGAGTCTCCTCCACAAACCGAGGAGGAACTTCAGCAAGTCCTGGCTGATACTGGTTACGACATTGTACCTACTGCGGGTGGCGAAGAGGGCGAAGAGCTTCCTGAAGAGGGCGGTGAGGAAGAAGAGGGCGAAGAATCTCCTGGCGAAGAGATCATGGACGCACTCGACGAGGGAGCGGAGAAGTCCTCTCCCTTCGGAATGGGGCCGCCGCCGAAGACAGTCGGGATGCAGATGACCATCCTACGCAAGAAGGCCGCCAAGAACGCGATCGGCGGGAAAAAGAAGAAGAAGAACTCGGAGGAAGATGATGGCGATTGAGGAGCCAGCAGAAGCGGGGCCTGCGCTCGAAGCGACCGATGCCTCCGAGTCGGTGGAGTCTGCGGATGCCTCACCCGCAGACGCTGAAGCGCAGGTACCCGCTTCCCCTCCCGTTACCGCCGATACCTTCGGTTGGGATGGCTGGGACGGAGAGGTGGACTCTCTCCCCGAGCCCGCCCGGGGATGGGCCGCGCCGCTCCAGAGCCACTACACCAAGCAGGCTGACCAGCGGATTGAGCAACACACGAAGGATGTGAGTGGGCTCAAGGAGCTGTACGAGGCTCTCCTAGAAGGGAAGACCGACCCACGAGTCGACACTTACGCGGCCCAGGTCAAGGAACTCGAAGACAAGCACACCTCCCTGGTGGGCGAATGGCAGGGCAAGTACGATACCCTGGAGTCTGCCTACAAGCAGTACCAAGGCAACGTCGAAGCCGCGATCGACAAGGAAGCCGAGCAGTACGCGACGTGGTTCAAGGGACAGAACCCCGACGTGTTCTCGGACGAGAGGCTTGCGACGACGTTCGTTGCGCTTCTGGAAGAGGGCTGGGAGATGGAGTCGGCTGCGACAGCGTCGCGGCTACCCGTTGCACAGCTCCAAGCAGCTAGGCAGGCGAAAGCGGACGGGGTTCCTGACTCCTATGCACTTCGGCTTGCGGGTGGGGCGGAGAGCCCCGCAGCCCCGAGGCCGGGTGCAAAGATCACGTCTGGGGCTACCTCCCCGGCGAGATCTCGTGAGCAGGCGATGGTGCCCGAGAAAGTCGAGCCCACGTCATTCAAGGATCTTCGACACCAAGTGGCGCGTCTTGCGCTTAAACGAAAGGGGTAACCGATGGCTATTTCGCCTGACGTTCTGGCTACTGCTCTCAATGAGCTTATGCCCGCCTACTCCGAGCTTTTCGTCAAGTGGCACCCGCTGCTAGAGAAAATCTTGCTGGGTGGTGGGATGGACCGCGCGAGCCTGAAGGGGCCGAAGCGTGAGTTCGCTGTCGTTACTGACGGACCGGGTACGGTCACGGCAGTGCAGACGGGTACTGAGATCATCGCTGGTGGGCGTTCGCAGAACGCATACCGTGGTGAGGTCGTTGCACCTCGTCTGATCTACGCGTTTGACGTTCCGGGCAAGGATCTGGCCGAAGCGAATGGCGAGATGGACCTCGCACGTATCCTCAAGCACTATCCCGAGCTGGCGCTCGCGGATTTCCATGAGCTGATCTCCAATCAGCTGGGAACTGGTGCAGGTACGGGCAACGTGGGCTCGTTCGTGACGCTGAACGGCAACGCAACATTCACGCCAGCCGGTGCCCCAGTCGACGGGCTCTTTGAGTTCGCCGCTCCGCTCTCCCAGCTCAACACGGTCCACGGCATCGCGAGTTCTGGCGCTACCGTGCCGGTCGCGGGCTGGCACAACCAGTACGAGGACATCACCTCGTTCGCGGTCAACGGCAAGACCCAGTTGAGGAAGGCGTATTTCGCCGCTTCTCGTCAGGCCAAGACCCTCGGGCCTTGTGATCTGATGATCGGTGACGAGCAGTCCTACCTCAACTACATCGAGGACCTCGACGATCAGGTCCGCGTGGCCAAGATTGAGGGCGACAAGGCTCCCGGCAACGTCCGGCAGGGCATCAAGTTCCTCAATGCGGACTTCTACCTCGACGACTCCATTGACATCTCTGCGAGCCAGTACACGACTACGACGGGTGCGGCTTCAGAGACGAACGGTGCTGACGGCGTCATTTACGGATTCAAGACCCAGACGTGGAACATGTTCACGCTCGGTCACGACTCCAGCAAGGAAACCAAGGGTGACTTTGCTGTTCGCGGTCCATTCCGTATCCCGGATCAGGACATCTTCCGCTACGAAATCGTTCTGATGATGGGTCTTCATACCACCCAGCGCAGGGCAAACTTCGCCGTTACCGGCGCAGCGACGCCTTAGGAGGGCATTATGGGATTCACCGCAGCTGGAATCGCTACGGATCTGGTCACCGCTACGCAGCAGGCTCCACTGGGCTTTGAGTTGACCGTCCCGAACGGCGACTACGGCAATCAGGTGTGGGTCTACATCAAGAATGTCGATGACGGACCGACCGCTCTTGCGGAAGGCAATCCCGTTATGACGCTGGATGCAAGCGACACCACACGGGCCGAGTTCTTCCAAGTGCAGATCTGCCCAACGGGAAGGCACTCGTCAAAGAAAGTCGTGGGTGTGGCGCAACATGCCATCGCGGTCAACTCGTATGGCTTTGTGCTGAAGTCTGGCAAGGGCAGCGTCCTGGGTGGTGCCACCACCGACTCGGGCCTCTCCTTGATGACAGACACCACGACCGCTGGCGAGGTCATTGCTTTGGACACCACAGGTGGACAAAACGATGCTTGCATCGGAGTGTCGCTGGGTGACCTTGCCGACGCCACGGTCGGCTCGGCCATGATCAACTGCGGTTGATCTGAATGCCCACGTTTGCCAGCGTAGCTGCCACAGCGGAGGCCCGCCTCGGGACTACGCTGGAGCTAGCCGCCGACGAACGTGGGCCAGAGACCTGGGTGTATGTGCTCAATGAGGACTCCGTCTCCTTCACGGAAGGGGACGTGGTCATGCGGAACACGACGAGTACGGAGTACCGTGCTGTGCTCGCCTCCGCTGGGGCGCTGATTCACGGGCTTCGTGTGATCGGCGTCGCCCAACACACCATCGCCGCTGGGTCGTATGGGTACGTGCTTCGGCGCGGGCTCGGTACGATCCAAGTCGGCTCCGGTGCCGGTGTGTCTGATACCGAGGCACTGACAACCGGTGGAGTCGAAGCAGGCTCCGTCATCAAATTCGCGGCCGGGACCACAGCCCCTGCTTGCGTTTTCGGAATGGCTGTGGCAGGTATAAGTGCAAGCGGCACGGGGAACGCCTTCTTCGACTGCCGAGGGTAGACCATGAACCTGGCAGCGATCCGCACCGCAATGTACGCCCAGGCCGACTGGTCCCCAGACCAGTCCCCGCAGGCCCTCTCAAGGGTCACGGGGTTCATCAACCGTGCGTACAACCAGCTGGCCCTGGAAGCCCCGTTCCTCTTCTTCGAGGACAAGCTCCGGGTGACGACCGAGCCGGACGTGGCATCGGCCTCGGACAGCGACACGTTGAGATCTGCTACAACATCGGGCGTGGACCCAGCTAGTGCTGATCCGTGGGTCTTCAAGACCAACTACACGAAGACTGTGGCTGATGCGGATACAGACGAACTGTATACGACGACGTGGAAGACCGACCGGTCGTGGGACGGGCGCGTCATCGAGTTCGAGCTAACGGACGGGACGTTCCTCCGGAATCAGATCAGGACCATCTGGTTGGAGAGCGACAGGTGGCATCTCACACTCGTACGTCCTTTCGACGTGATCGGGCGTCCAGATATCCTCAGCGGAGACGCCGCGGTTGGGTTCAAGTTCCGTATCTACACGGAGGCGTACGCCTTCCCGGACGACCTGATTGAGCTTCGCTCGATGCGGTT